TAGGAGTGCCAGTCTCCGACCCATGCCGATACCTGTAGTACCTGCTGAGGGTCTTCAGTCAAATCAAAGATTATTGCCATTAGATATCCCTCACATAGATCCGCAGTGGACCGAATACCTGCGTATCAGATGCACCCGTTGTGCGTGTAATCGTTGCAGTGTAAGTTCCAGGAGTGTTCGTTACCGTCGTATCAATCGTAAAGGTTGCACGCCCATCAGCTGCATAGGTTGCCGTACAGGAGTACGTGTCTACCAGCGTAGCACCGCTGTTGTAGACCTTAGCCGTAACCGTTGCAGAGGTGATATCGATTCCTGCGCCGTTGTTGTCTACACACTGAATATCGATTCCGTGCTGTGCGCCCTTCTGGATGTCAAGCGGATCCGATGCCCCCAAGCCGTCAGCCCTAACTTCAAAAGGTCCCATGCGAACAAGAGCGGCTGATGTAACCGGGGTCACCAGTTCAGCATTGACGTACTCACCGAATGTTCCTGCTGTTGTGTGTCCGCTTCGAGCTTCATCCCAGACTGCGTCAGCGATAGCCCCTGTATTGACGTTGGTATTGACGTACTCGCCAAACGTGCCAGCCGTTGCGTAGGACGAGCGTACAGCGTTCCATACTGCACCAGCCGTCTGCGCTTCCGTCAAGCCACCACTGCTCAACTTCACCGTCATAACCGCACCGTTAGTACCAGACGCACCACGTACAACAATCGTTACATCGTCAGCACCAGCCGCCAATGCAGCATCAGGAAGGTCTAAGCGATACACGCCCGGCATATTGGTAGCGTCTACCTCCGCAAAGCCACCAGCAGTCCACGCCTGAGCGATTGTACGGGCTACTAGAGGGATAGATACGCTTGCAGTGCGTGTGCGGTTGTAGCGGGCTGTGAGACCGCTTGTGGAGGCTGTTAGACCTGTAGCACCAAGGTAGAGTTCGATGCTTTGTGATGTTGAGCCGGGAGCGATTGTTACGACACCAGCGTTGCGCTCGGTTGGTTGATAGGTTGTGGTGAGTGTTGCAAGAGACCTGTAAGTAATAGCTCCAGCGTCCGGAGAAGTACCGGAATATGTCACACCGAATAAGTCGGTAGTATTTAGTCCAGTCGTACCGAATGAAGTATTAGGGGAGCCTAGATTGGAGCCACCAAATTGTAGACTAGTTAAGCCGTGCAGTAAACCTTGACCAACATCAATACCGGGGATACCAGCGGATGAGTTTGTTGCACCGAATGTAACAGAACCCGTAACTGTACAGTTTAGGACTCTGTTATAAGTAGGAACTATCCTATTACCTGCTGACCTTAATCCAGTATTACAATTTAGAACTAAGTTATTAGTAACGTTTGGTGTAGCAGGTGCATTACATGAATCTTGTATTCCGTAGCGTCCAGCACCTATAACGAGATTATTGTAAAAATTGTATGTTGTCCCATAGACTCCAACGAATTGATTGGTTGCAAGTCCTACTCCGATGCCATCTTGCACTTGCCCTAGGCAAAAGCATTCATAAATATCAGCAAATGCGGCAGTCCCAGAACCTACAGTAGGATATACGTAAATTCCATTGTGGAATCCCACCACAATACAGTTGCGTATTTCGACTTTTGTACCGCTAGAATTTGCAGTAGGTATGGTTATTTGTATCCCAAATCTATTTGATGTCTGCGCTCCAAAAATAACGCATTTTTCAACGATGGTTGATACTGGAGAAGTAATATCTATTCCACCTCCGGTAAAAGCGTAAATCTCAAAACCACTTATCGTCAGGTTATTTGTCGTTCCTGATAGAACAGTGTTTGATGTACCAGCAGATGTATCAGTCGGAGTGTAAATAGACAGACGAACAGGTCCTGCCGATATACCGCTAAATTGTGCGGCTGTTGGGTCAGCCAGCATTTGTGTAGCGGAAGTGTACGCAGTTGCAATCGTGAAGCCTGTAGCAGAACGATAAGTACCCGGAGCAACGTAAACCGTATCACCAGACGTAATACCGGTTGCGCCCATAGCCTTGGTGATGGTCAACCACGCTTGACCGGCAGATGAACCTAAACCTGTGTTTGAGTCATTACCATCGGGTCTAACATAGTAAATCGCCATTATTCAGCGTCTCCTGAAACAATCTGCGTTGCCATAATCACCTGAAATAATGACACGATATTTGACTGGAATACTTCATCCTGAGTAACCCACCACTGATTGACGGATGTTCCATCCACTCCAAAGTCTCCGAGAGGATTGCCGTAGTCATCTTGTATGTCACCGTATACACGCCAATCAGTTGATGGTGCAGGTTCCTTGACGATTTGTATATTTTGTAACGTCATTTGCCCACCTTCAGCGCATTCATGTCCGTACCCTTAAACGGCATCGTCAGGAACGCCAGCACACTAGACACCGCAGCGGAGACACCAGCCGCTACCGCCTTCGACCCGTAGAGTGCCATCACTGCGCCAAGCTCGGCAACATCGTTGGCTTCAGCAGTGCGTACCCCATCACCGAATACGCTTGTGAAGGCAGCCACGAAAGCTACGATCACAACGACCACTAGTCTTTTGATACTGATGCTGTTCATCTTTGTATGATCGCCTCCAAAGCGGAAACCTTGTTCTCGAGTTTACCGAGTCGTTGTTCGATGCGGCGAACTTCCTGCTGTTGACCATCGAGTGTTGAGATGATGTGTGCCACCTGAGTCTCCAGGCGCGTCAACCTGACCTGCAATGCGACCCAAGCGGCGCCGATACTCATGGTCGTGATAAACGCTTGTATACCGATTTGCACCCACATCTCAGCCGTCATGATGTCCGCTCCACCAGCCCTACATGCTGTACCAATAATTCAGTCTGTCCAAAGTCTGTCCCGACAACATCGTAGTATCGGGCATCATCACCTACCCGGTAAACCCGGTCTTGTGGCATCACGTCAGCCCCTACAGCAACAATCAAAGTCCACTGCGCAGATGATGCTATGCCACCGCCTACGATTGATTCTGTGTCGCTCTGGTTGGTTAGCCTGGCGTTGTACTCGGCAACCTTGCGCCACGTCTCAGTAGCACCGCCCCTGCCGTCTTCGGTCAAGGTGAAGCGGTGTATCTCTACCCGGTCTTGGCAGAGGTTGCGTACCATGCCGGCTTGTAGGGTAGCGCGGAGGATAGGACTCATGCGAACACCAGAGGGCGGTATCGTTCAGCCATCGAAAGGCAGTGTGCTTTGAGTTGGGAAAGCTTGACATCGCTCGTGCCTTCCTTAGCATCGATGTCGCTAGCACAACGGCTAGCCTTTATCATCCACGCTTGGCGGGTTGATGTCCTGACATCGTAGCGCTCTACATTGATCGGGCCTTGGTCAACCCACATCAGGGTTGGGTCTCCGGTGCCATCTTCCAGCGTGTAGCCCTTGACGTGGTAAGGAGAATAGACCGGGTAGTCGGGTTGTGTCGTGCCTGAAGTACCAGCCACCCTGCACTCATAGACCCTCCCGTTGGGCGTTGTAGGCACTACACGGTCACCGACAGCATAGGTGGTGCTAGCCGTCCAAGTGCTGAACCGGGAGAAAGAATCGAGGATGCTCCCTATCTCGGTGGTGGACATCTGCGGATAACTTTGTGCATCAACAAAAAGTGATACCTGCGCTATCGCTTCGGCTCGTGTCATCATGCTCCACTATCCCACATATAAAGAAAGCCCCCGGCACGTCTGCCGAGGGCTTGAGATACGAACCGCTAGGCTTATGTAGCTGCGGATGCTCCGACGATAAGCGAACCCGGTACACGGCTGGATGCCGTAGCGTTGACGTTACCGATATCGAAAGCCGAGAATGCGAACCGCTCGGTTGCCTTGAATGCGAGTGCATCTTGATTGAAGTAGAAGTCGCTCGAAACTTCGATCGTAACGCTTCGACGGTCACCAAATGCAGTACCAACGCTCAGGTCACCCAAAAGGATGTATGGCGTGGTTGCAGCAAGGGTCTTAGCCATGTTCTGGACAAAGATTACAGGGTATCCGTAGAGCATAGGGTTAGGGCCGTATGCGCCTTGGATGTCCATAATCGAGTTACCACCGAGCGCATCAAGCAGAGGAGCGATGGCGTTGTACCAAATTTCCTTGTGCATGAACCACTTAGCGTTAGGTGCATACGTTGGGAGCTTGGCAACCATGCCCTTGAGGTTAGCGAGTGTCGGGCTGTACGTGATTGTCTGCCCAGTTGTAAATACCTGCAACGAGGCAATGTTAGCCTTGGTGGCGTTCAGGTTGTAGACAGCATAAAGGATGCCGTCAAGACCAGAAGTAGAATCGACAGCATTGTTGAAAACAACGCGGTCTTCTTCTTTAGCCAAAGCGTACGCCATGTCACGGGCAAGCGTTGCACCAAAGTCGATGATGCTATCTTCAGCCAACTCTTTAGAAACCTGAGTAAGGACAGACGGTTTCTTCGCTACAAGGTTGACCTGTGCAAATACGAGGTCGGATGCCGTGATAGCGGTATTCTC